TCGATCCGAAGCGTACCGTCTCGGTTCTTGGAGTTAGGAACGGGGTTAACGACTCTAGCAAACAGTTTCTCGGTGGACTGAACGTCGACTACGAACGGATGGTGGCAGCAAAGGACACCCTCTTCCGGGGCAACAAAGGTTGACATATTCGTACCAGACGCAGTAACGTCAGTGGCATTAGCCGCACTAAGAGCGTAGCCACCGGGGGCCACAAGACCAGTAAGGGTTACGACACCGGCGGACTCAATGGCATGAACAATCTGGCTGTTCTGATTGACTACATTAGCAAAGACCGGGGCCAGAAGCAGGTAGTCATTATCAAGACCACCAGTCATGTTGGCACCAGAAACCGTGGTGTTATCAGCGGACTCAGACAGAGCGTAGTTTGTACTAGCACCAACGCCGAGGGACGTGATAGTAACAGTACCGCCGGTGTTAGAGGCGGCAACGATCTGGCTGTCAGCATTGATTACGCTAGCAAGGTTCTCGCCCGTCTCGTCTTCGTCAGCACCAATAGTCACTTCAAACGGATTAGTGGCACTAGTAACAAAGGTGTAGGTTTCGGTGTCGATGGTAACGGTGTCAGTATCGGACGGAACACCACCGGCAATGATGATAGAACCAGTGGAGCCAACCGGTTGAAGTTCAACATCAAACGGGTCAACAGCCGTGGTCTTAAAGGTATAGACCTCATCACCAATCTCGACGTACTCACCGTCAACGGGACCACCACCAGCGGCAAAGGTAAAGCTACCAGTGCTCAGAGTGGGATCAAGGCTCGGGGCGCTAGCGCCACCATACAAATAATAAGGGTGGGAATGAGGAACGCCAGACACACGAATAAACTTGTAGCCATTGGCGATCTCAACCCACCCGTCACTAGGTTCAATGTAGTAGTTTTCGGTCACAGTGGCCATTTTTATGGTCCTTCCTGCTAGATTTTAAGGGGTGGGAAGGGATCACTTGGACCCCCTCCCAGTTAGGTTACTGCCCGTTGATACGGACAATCCTGCGCCGGTCGCGTACGTTGGGCGTAAGCGCCACGTCGAACCGGACTTGGTGTTCCCCGGTGTTGAACACCGAGTTCTGCCACATGCGAACGCTCAGCGGGAGCTTGGTAAGCGACTTGCGCGCACCGATACCCGTGGCGGGCATGATCAGGTCGGCAGTGTTGACCACGATGGCATTCTTGTTCAGGATGGCACGCGGAACAACGGTCGTGCTGGCCGTCATCTTCCAGTTAATCGTAGCCGAACCGCTCGGAGCAGCCGACACCGTAGCGTGAGCGGTGTTCACGCGATCGGTGTTGTTAACCGGGGAGCTGACCGGAACGATGATCGCCGGGAAGATACGGATGGTGACCAGACCACCAGTGGCGGTGTAATCACCAATCACCCGGAATTGCTGAAGGTGGCCCAGCGGGGTTTGACGACGGTTGTCGTAGGCGTACACACCGTCAATGGTAAACACTTCGCCGTCCTTGATGGTTTCGGTGCCCGAGCCAATGTCGATGTCCAGCAGTTGGGTCATGTACTGACCCGGAGCCGGACTGATCGCGACGTCCTTGTAGTCCACGTTCTGGCTAGCACCAGCAACCGTCGAAGAGCCATGACTACCGGCGGTAATCGGGCCGAGCTGTTGGGTGAACAGGGTCGGAATACCCGCGATGGAGCCTTCCCAGCCGGAGCGATAAACACCAGAACCAAGGCTAGCCAGCGAGGCGTTACCGGCGTCGTTGGCCGTCTGTTTGACGACTTCCGAACCGAGAGCCTGCTTGTCACCATAGGTCAGGACGGCGCGAAGATCAGTGTCTTCGACGCCTTCTTCCTTCAGGCGGGTGTAACCGGACGCAACGTCGTCATAGACGGCCACCGGGTCACCCGGAGTACCCAGCCAGTTATTCGAGGCGTTAACCGCGTACGACAGAATATAGCTGTCGATCTGTTCGGCAAGATTCAGGGCGGCAGACTTCAGGGCTTCCGACTCACGAGCCGCACCGATGTCCCGAATCTTCACGAAGTCACCCCAGCCCATCGAGGAGCCGAAGACGTCGCGAACCTTGTATTGTTCCGAGCCGAACACAGTGTCTTGGACACCCGTCGAGGACAGGTTAAAGACACCATCTTGGCTATGGGTGACAAGGTAACGAGGGGTGACCTGCTCGACAACAGTCAGACCGTTACGGTCGTTCATTTCATTGTCGAACTTACGCCAAGTAACGAGGTCAGCGGCGGTCAGGTTGTTTTGAAAAATAGCGGCAAAGGCGTTAAGGACTAGCTTTGCCTGGTCGACAGTGACATCAGCCATCTATCATTCCTTTCTTCTTATGAGTGATCTACTTCTTTTTGCCGAAGAAAGCAGCCTCAAAAGCGTCAAGGTCGTCAGTGTCCGGTTGGACAGAGATAAACGCACCATTGGCACCACGAGCCCTTGCATTAGGCGGGGGCGGAGTGGGAGCCTTAGACACTTTAGGTTTTGCAGAACTCTTCTTCGACTCTACTTCGAGGAACTTCGCTTCGATCCGACCCAGCGCGAGGGTCGCTTTTTGTGCGCCGCTGTTTACGATCTGGCGTGCTTCCTCAGGGTTACTGGCGAGGTAGTAGAGAACGTCCGGTCCTTTATCCATATTCAGGATAAGACCAGATAGGTACTCAGCATAGCTTTCTTCCAAAGTGGTGAACTGGTTGAGTAGGACTTGGCCCTTTTCCTGAAAGTCAGGGTAGTCGGCCTTAGCCGCTTCAACCTTTTCTTGCCACACTTGGGCTGCGGCTTCTTGAGCCTTACGAGTTTCCTCTTCTTGCTTGGCCCTAGCAATCTCAGCCTCAACCGCCTTCTTCTCTTGGGCAAGAGTGTAGCGGGTCAGGTCACGAATGTACTGAGGGTCAAACTCTCCGAGTTCGTACTTGGGCGTACCGTCCTCATTAACGTCGTCGGGCGACGGCTCCTTCTCTTCGGCTACAGGTTCCGGTTTAGGTTCAGACTTCTGTTGCTGAAGTTCCGCTAGCTTACGCTCGAACTCTTGACGGAGGGCTTCAACTTCTCGCTTGGCTTCTTCACGTTGCCGGACGAGTTCGTTGATACGCTCTTGGACGGTCTGCTTACGGGGCTTCTCGTCCTTTTCTTCTACTACTTCCTCTTCTTCTTCTACTTCATCATCTTGAGACTCAGGTTCGTCCCCATCAGCCTCCTCTACTGGACCTTGTTCCGCGTCCGTCGATTGGTTATCTTCGGTTTCTTCTTCCTGACCGTCGCCTTCGTCACTGGTCGGTGACTCGGGTTTGGTCTCTTCTGAACTCTGACCAAAGAATTCAGTGGAGAAGGCGTCAAGATCTTCAGTGGTAGTCTCTTGGGGCTGTTCCGAATACTCACTCATTTAAGAAATAGCGGTCCTTTAACCGATGCTCGCCTGTTGCATTGCGCCTAGGTCCAACTCGGTCGGCATAGCTTCTTCACCGAGTTGGGGCGGAGGGTTAGTGTTGACGATTTCTTGAGCAAGTTCCGCAAGGAACTGGTCAATGTCGTCCTCAGAGTCTTCCGCAAGTTCAGCGATGGCCTTGGTCTCAGCCTCGTCCTCTACGCCGAAGTTACGGTTCATAGCAGCGATTCGTTTCGTCTTAGCGTCGTACGCATCGAGCTGGAGTTTGTACCACTCAAGCGATTTATCTTGCTTGAGCGATTGATTTTCCATCGTGAGTTTGTCCAGAGCTTCCTTCATGGCCACGATCTCTTCGGGGCTCGGAAGCTCAGCCGCACCCTCCCGTTCCTTTTCATCAAGGTATTGGGGCGGGATGGTCTTCTTAAGCCGGGTGGCAAGCTCCTCGGCACCTGGCCAATCTTGGGCTTTAGCCACAAGGTCACCGGCAACGGCCATGAGTTGGGGCCACACTTGGATGGCTTCCATCATAGCGGTGGCGGCTTCTTGCCTACGGGTGGTGTAAGACGTACCAGTGGACAGTGCCACGTCATACTTACCGATACCAAGGTCAACGGACGCTTCGTCCATCGGGTCATTGATGCGCTGGAACTTCACCGACTCGTCGGGACCAACCAATCGGATGACTCGGGTGCCGTCGTAGATTTGAGGGATCAGTTGGTTGATGACGTCACCACCCTCAAGGATGGCAGCATCGGCGTTGTCGTAGTACGTCTTGGAGGCAATGTCCCCTTCTCGTTGCCGGGACAGAATCGCCTTACCGCTGGTCTCATTAGACCTAATACCAAGGCTGGCGTCGTGAATACCCGTAACATCTTTCATGTCTTGGGTGTTCATCTGGACCTCAGTGAAGAGGGCCTGTTGGGGCACCGGCGGCTCGACCCTCTGGATGTTCTGGCCTAGCACCGCTTCATCATTGACGATAAGCAGAGGATCGCGGGTCAAGTGAGCTTTGCGGAATTGCTCTTGGCGTCCTTCAACCGCAGACTGGGTGGCAATCCACTGAGCCTTCGGGGCGTAGCCAAGCTGCTCCGCAGCGACAGACCTCCAGAAATTCCGAAGCCTTGCTGGGTCCTTCATAAACCGGACAAGCCCATAACGGAAACGCCTACCAGCGACGTTAACTACTCGGCCAGACATCCGAATAATGGGGACCCGGTTCATCCTATATTCGAACGGCCCGGCAAGGATTTGGGTGCCCGTGCAATAGTGCATCTGGGCGTACCTAACCCAAGTAATCCGGGTTTTTATTGGCGGACCAAACTGCTCGATCAGCTCACCGAAGTTGGTGTCATCAATCTCAAACATCTTGCCGTTCTCAAAGAGGGCAAGAGTCTTCTGACGTTCAATCATTCGCCAGTATTCGGTGACCCTGTAGGAGTCTTGATCGACCCAGCCGATAAGACTTAGCCTACTAGTTTGGTCAATGTCATTAAGGTCAGACCCATCACCAGCATTGGGCCACTTGCGCCTAAATTCTTTCTTTGAGATACGATCATCCACAAAGACGTGTTGGGCGTCCCTGCCGGTGGGATCAATGCTGAACCTGTCCCACACAACGCTAAGGGCATCTTCAATGGGCCGGATAAAAATGTCTTGGTCGAACACGTCCTCTTTGGCGTACTCGACGCTAATCCTGAACGCACCGTCACCGCATTGGACCATAGATTCAAAGGCGTTGTCGTACGCCCGGTCGGCCCTGGACTGCATCTCGATGTTACGGATTAGGTCACCCCGGATGGACGCAACGTCAGCGTCAGCGTCCTCAGCGGGAACGACCTTAATAGCCTTACGTGACTCCCGCCAGTCACCCACCAATTGAGCGGTAAACTGGGGAATGGAGTTGATAGTAAGACAGGGAAGGCCCTTGCGCTGTTGGAGCACATTGGGGTCCCACTGTTCACCAGCGGCAAACTTCAGATCGCTAAGAGCCTCTTGCCGGTTCAGGCGGTCGTAGTCCACATCCGCTTCGTACTGTTCCCGCATGTCCCTGATGAACTCTTCTTGAGACTCAAAGCCCTCGGGAACATAGTCCTTTTTTACGGGCTCCGCCTCAATCAAGTCGGGCTGCTTAAGATTTTGTTTCTCTTCTGGTGTCAAAGTCCCATCCAACTATTTGAGTTGTTCAAAGCCCAGGCTGGCATGTACGCTTCCGGGTTGTATTGATCGTTGTCAGGATCACCAGCCGCTCTTGTAGTGGACGTAATGATCCGGCGACCAGTAATCTTGTCAAAGATTTTGGTAAGACCCCAAACAAGGGCGTCCACCCTATCGGGGGAACCGGTGGAGCTATTCCTGAGCATCTCAGGGGTAAAGAGACACATCTGATCTTCGAGCTGGTCGAACCTACCGACATGATGAATCCGGCCTTGCTCGTACAGGGCACTGATTGGCTCCGCTCTGACGTACTTACCCCGGCTGGCATGGACCAACTCAACGGGCACAGACCTGTCAACGGCTTTGATAGTGGACTCCACCATCTGGCCTCCTTGGTTCTTTTCCGCCACAATCTTATCTGCGGACCAGAACCGATAGAGGCTAACAGCTTTGCGAGCCCAGTCCTCGGGGTTACCTTTCATGGA